ACCCATTGCTTTAAAAGTTTCAAAAATTGCTTGATTTTTTACAGCACGAGCAAAACCAATATCTCCGGTTGCTACGGCACTAGCATATTGACCAGCCCAATCGCGTGCTGCTCTTTCACCAAAACCAAATTTTGCTATACGATAAACAGTTGTTGCTGCATCAGGTGCGTTCCATCTAAATTTATCTACAGATAATTTACCAAGTTTAGGGTCAATACTGTAAGGCATGTATCCAGTAAAGGTACGATATGCTTTTGTTTCACCAAGAGCTTGACGTACACCCTCGCCTATAGTTGCTCGAAGCAATGTTCGAGAAGGAACAACACCGCCACCAGCAAGAGTGTCACGCAATTCACCAAAATAAAGATTGTCACGAAGGAAGTTGTGAACATCTTCCGCCGTTCCATACATTGCTTTATTGCCTAAACGACCAGCAGCCTCAACACCAAGTTGAGGATATTTAGCAACAATGTCACCAGAATCAGATTTAGCAATATCTTCCAAGGAACGCTTATAGACACGCGAGCCTGAAGCAAAGGCTCCCTCAGCATTATATAACATATCCATTTGTTCTGAAGTAATTGGACGCAAAGATTGTGAAACCATAAATCTTTGAACGCCAGGAATAACCTTCATTAAAGGATATTTAACCTCAACCTCACCCGCTTTGGATAAAGTAAGATTTTTTCCACCACGCATTGATTGACCAAAACGACCAATAACAGCAACAGGGTCAGATGTGACATCAAAAGCAAGATCACCAAAACCTGACAAAACAGAACCAGGTGTTGAAAAACCTTTATCTGTTGCACGGAAAGCTTGAGCCGCTTTTTCTTGACCAAGCACATCGGCAGCAACAGCAATAGAATTAGATAAATCTCTACCAGCAGAAACCTTATAATTAGGATTCTCTGAATCATTAAAAGAATTTTTGTATGTGTCCTGCCACGGTCCAACAGTAGCAAGACGACGCAAACCAGAAGCGGCTAATGTTGCTCCGAGGACAGTTCCTTCTGGACCACCAAAAGAACCTAACGCAGCACCACCAATAACACCAAGAGTTACAGCAAAACCTGGTAAAAAACCATGACGAGCATATACTGAGTGTATAAATTTATAATCTTTTTGAACTTCATGCAAAGGCTTTGCTAAATAATCTAAAGTTCCTAAAGCAAAATGTCCAACAGGATTCCTGTCAATGCTGCCGATAACGCGTTGCCAAAAAGATGGATTAGATCCAGCAGAATTAATGTGATCTGAAACAGCATCCTGTGTTGCTACAGTTTTAGCAACATGTGAAATAGCGTAAGAATTATTTTGATTGGCTCCAGCATTGTTTACATCAAGTGCTAAACCTGGTGATTGAACAATATCGGGAGTGACCCAATCATTCCAAGGATTCGGGTCTGTCAATTTAGAACGCCTGACCTATTCGTTGAGCCAAATATTGCATTGTAGGTGAAGCATAAGGATTCTGTGCAAGGTTTTGAATCAAATCATACGCAGTATTGTATGTACCTTGAACACCAACCTGTGCTGGTAATACTTCTTCTCCAGCACCAGCACCAACATTAACACCTGTTGTAACAGGTTCATACGGTCTTGTTGAAGGCGCATGAATTGGTGTCACTTGTGGAAGTGATGCTGTTTCAGCAACACTATCTGGAGACATTGCTTTGACTTTAGGCGCAGCTTCCATAGGTGCAGACTGTTGAATGTTCATCAACTCTTGTCCATCACCATATTCGCCACCAGACATGTATCGTGCTGCTTGCTTAGACGCGGGACCGCCATCGGTGCGTTGCGCCAAAGCGCCTGGGCCTGAAGATACAGCCGGGTTTGTTGGTCTTTGATAACCGCCTTTGCCTGCCATATTCACTCGCCTTCTGTAATAGTTTCGATGGTACGGGCCACATCCTCGTGAAAAGCCTTACGCTCCTCAACGAGTGCTGCATGACTGATAAGCATTTCGGACATATACGACAAGAATCTAGTGAACCCTATGCTTACGTCAAGAATAAAGTTGAAGAAAACAGCAAGGACACTGAACTTGGATAGTCCTAAAACACCACTTCTCATGTCCTCGCTGTTCTCATTCATGTTTTACTTAGCTCCCTTATTGCTTCCCTTTGTTCCGGAAGGTTGCTTTGTGTAAAGAACATTCGATGCACCAGGCTTAGCACCGCTAGGCTTGGCTTGGATCTTTGCTGGTTGCACTGGTGCAACACCATGACCGCCTTGGTTGGCTGGCTTTGGTACGTTTGTTGTCATCTTTGACTTCATTTTTCTCCTATAGGGGTAAATGTGACAGTCTCGTCAGACTGCCCTTCTTCGCAGGATGCCAGCCGACAAATTGGCTTGACCTCCTGATGTTAAACCTGCAAGTAATGTTTGCAGGTCTGGTCTGCCACCGGGAGCCATACCTGCTTGACCGGGTGCAACTCGGCTCATTAACCCTGATGGCTGTAAGCCACCGGGTAGTTCGCCGGGAATAGAAGCCCCTGAAGGACCAGCAACCGGGGCACCAGGCGTAGTTTCGCCTCCAGCGGGTGCCGCACCAGGTGATGCAACTTCAGGGGGAACTTGCGGAGCAAACGCTTTAGCGATTGCTTCCTCAATGTTCTCACCTTTTTGACGTGACTGAATAACATTAGCCATCTTGGTGAGAATATCTTCAGGGTTTTGTCCCTGGGCCGCCAACGCCGGTAGCGCTTGTGCATACGCTGCTACCGCTTGAAGAAGTGAATCGCGCAATTCTTCGATTTGAACTTTTTCTTCTTCCATAGTCACGTTGATCTCCCACGGCATTTGGCGGCGCAGGAAGTCTCTTGAAATAAGTTTGTCACCACGTGCTTGCAAACCAAACACGAGAGCACGATTCGGGTCAAGTCCAGCCATCAAACCATACGTCACATCACATGTGTAATCTCCAGCAATAGCGGATTTAGGTATGTATGTGATTTCGTATGGTGCGCCAGCGTTAACACCACGAACAGTTTTCTCAATATCGCCGAAAACCATTTCATCCATTTTGAAACAAAGCCGTATAACCTTCTTGAAGGTTTCAGCAAACACTGCTTGTGCTGTTTTGACTTGTGTATCAAAACCACCCATCAAGGCTTGAACGCCTTTACCGGTGATGATAGAACCTGACTGTTGACCTAGACGGCCTTCAGGATAGCGTGAACCTACACGCATTTCTTGATCTAATGTTGCGTTCTCTTGGAACACTCCTGCCGGAATATCGAGTGCAACGCGACGAATCTTTTCAGGTGTTGCTGAACGAATAGTTGCATCGGGTCCAATTTCGAGAACATTCACATCGTTAGGTAAAGCAAACGGTGCTTGAACAGATTTTTGTGCAGCCTCAAGCGCCAATGTAGCGAAACGGCTACGAGCAACCTGCACCCACATCACATCATCAAACTGTCCACGTGGCTGTTCATCAGAATCCGGTCCTGGTCGTACAGCTAACGCTACCGGTATTTCACCAATAAGGTTTTTGCTTCGTGCTAAAAGCAGATTGTTGCGTTCAGGTAAAAACAGTACAGTTTCGTTCTTATCTTGGTAACGTATCATTTCAAGCATACGTCCAGAGTTTTTCTTCTCATAAGGTCCACGAATCACAGACTCAAACTCTGGGAATTGGTTAACAAGGTCACGTACTGGTTTCAAATATTTTTTACTATACGATAACAGTCTACCGAATCTATCGAACTCTGGATATGATCCGAGTGGGTTATCGATACGAATGATGGGACGATTGTGTTCCCAATCTTCTTCAATGATGAAAGCAAGCATACCGAAAGTGATATATCGGTCTGCACCAGAATACATGAGTGTTTGTAGGTTGCTGGTGTCACGGTATCCTGCTGCGATCATGGTTCGTGTATCAGATCGTTTACGTGCACGATCAGATACGGTATCTGTTGTCATACAGTTGAATGCAGGTAGTGGTGCAATAACTTCAGCAATGTCGCGTGCAGCAACATCAATGAAGTTAGCTACCATTGGTTTCGGATAATCGTCTGGGAATAAGCCAGGGAATACGCGGTTAATGTTGCCTTCACGAATCGCTGCAATGTCTGCCCATCGTGAATCACGCATGTGGTATTGCTGGCGAAGTTTGTTTACTTTCTCAGCAATCTCGGTGATGTCTAACCCCACCTGTAACCTCCATACGCTGCATAGCGCTCTTGCGCTTTCTGATATTCATTCAAATTAACTACTTGACGTTTCGCTAAATCTATTGGTGTAGCGAACGGGTTCTTCACCCATGTTGTTGCAAAAGATCCTGCTTGGTTAATATAGTCACGCATTTGTGTTTCAGCGAACCATAAAGCCATCGGTCCGTCTTGCTTATTTTTTGTACCCGGTGCCCATGTCACTAATTGTTCTATTAACGATTTAACACCCTCATTATCGGTACGCGGTAACTCAATCAAGTTCGTGCCTTTAATGAACTTGCCTTGATTATCTATTTGACCAAACAATGGTGCAATGGATGCGACACCAAACTCAAGATCCATTTTATTGTTGCCCGTATAATGTTGAATAAGTCGTACACCACGTGAGGCAAGATATTTATTTATTTCCTCATCTTGTGTCAAAAAGAGTTGGAAGGCGTTCTTTTCAATAACCCACATTTTAGGGTTATATTTTTCTGTCCATCCTTGGATCAGTTCACGAATACGTTGCGGTGTGGGTGAAGGCATACGTGATGCTTCCAACAAGTATCGTTTCTGTGTCGTTTGATCTCCAGCATACACGACAGAGAACGTGTCTCCTGACATGGCTGGATCCATGGCACAGATCACGAACGGGTTGCGTACATCAGGATGACCTACAACACCGGGTGTTAACGGACCAATAGGTCGCATACCGTTCACTGAACCACGTACTGCTTCAGCGGAGAAGACAGCTTCGGATTCAACATCTTGCTGTTGATACACCATTGCCCACGTTTTAGGATCCAGATAGGATCTGCGGTCACGCAGATTTTTCCCATCCCATCGTGGATATAAACCGTCAGCATCCGGTTCATCCTTCGAGTTCAACCATGCCTTATCTGATTTAGGCCACAATGTGACCCACTCTTCCGGCTTATCGTTAAACTCAAGAACCGCTGGCATCGCCAAATATGTCCATGGGCTTGACCCGTCAGGATACCTGTCAGGGTTACGGATTTCCCGATACAAGTCCATCGGATCC